TCTTTTTTCTTTGTATCGTCTAACTTTTTCATTTCTGTAATGTGATGCTTTACAGCTTCTTCTGATAATTTAACTGGCTTTTCTTTTACATCTTCATTCACACCAGTTTCACCAAGATATAAAGATAACCCAATACCACTAATAACTGCAATATTTTTTGCTAAACATCTTTGGTATGATGTGTTGACTGCCATTGCATCAGGATTAACAATAGCCTTATTATTGTAATTAATTACAGGCATAATCATAGACTGAATTTTACCTAATGCACGAACTGTTGTAGAAACCATAACAGTTTCATTATTTAAAACTCTGGCTTCATCATAAGTATAGGTAGCTTCTGGGTCGGCCTTAGCCAAAAGATCCCAAGCACCAGCCCAAGAGATATAGTCGAGTTTTCCTTTCTTCTCGACTAGACCTAGTTTATGTACATCAATTTTTCTTAATTCTTCAAACTTACTCATCATTTTTCTCCGATCTGTGCTAAAGCCATTTCATGGCAGTAATTTGGTGTATGACCTTCTTCTTTATAATAATCATACGCTTCTTCGTATTTTTGTTGCTTTTCTTGTTCTTGCATTTTAGCTAGAGCTGCATCATTATCTGCCTGCAACTCTGCTGTCCAATCTGCTAAAAATTCTGCTAATTGTTGTTCGTTCATTATTGCATCTCCCTAACAGCTTGATCTTTTAAAAACTCAACTGTATTGTGATCTAATCTAGATAATATATCATTACCATTTTCGTATGGTGTAACATCTCTAGCATCATCTACCTCTACAGCTTCAATGTTTACAATAATCTCTGTTGGATAGCCCAATACTTTATCCTCTATAATATTTGCGTGAACTAATAAACCTAAGTCAAATTCACGATATTTGTCTTCTACTGTTATTTCTGATTTAAATGTTAATTGTGTCATAATTATTTCTCCTTTGTTAAAAATAAATACTACATATAGAATATTAGCATAACTAAAATAAATTTGTATACTTTTTTTATATATTTATTTAGTTGACATCATTTTAATAAATATATAAAATCCAGAAAGGTAAATATTTTTATTAATTATTTTGGAGACAACATGAATTACCAAGAAGCAATCATTAAGTTTAACGGTAACATAAGTGCTATGGCAAGAGCATTAGATGTTAGCCGTCAGACCATTTATAACTGGGCCAGCAATGGTGAATTACCAAAACACAGGGCAATGCAGCTTGAGTACTATTTACAATCTAAGCAGGTTTAGTCACGAAGTTGTAGATAGAGATGGGTTCTCTTTGCGTAGATTTTATAGCTATCAAGCAGCAAGAGACTTTATCTATAACAAACCAGACTATAAAGTAAGTAAGATCAAATTTGACATTAGCCAATTTAAGGAGGCATTATTTTGAAAGTAAGAAACTGGGATAAATTCCAACCAACAATGAAGGATAGGAATGTGATTTGGATAAAATTATATCGGCAGATATTAGAAGATTATGAGTGGCACAATTTGTCTTCAGATAGTAAAGCAACATTAATTGAGATACTTTTATTATCATCTGAAAACAATGGTCAACTACCTGAAGTCCACAAGATAGCCTTTAGATTAAGGAAGACAGAGGATTTCATACAAAAGCAAATTAACTTGTTATCACATTGGTTACAAGATGATAACAACTTGATAACAACTTGTGAACAAGATGTTCCCCTAGAGAAGAGTAGAGAAAGAGAAGAGAAGACTTATGTTCGTTTTGATGAGTTTTGGAATACATTATTACCTAAACGCAAAGTCAACAGAAAAGGTTGTTTAGAAAAATGGAAAATTCATAATTTAGATACAGAGGCTGACAGCATCATCACATGGGTTAAGCAAATGAACACAACTAAAGAATGGAAAGAAGGATTCAATCCATCACCAGAAGTTATGATTAACCAAAGACGGTGGGAAGACGGAGTTGTGATAGATAAAAAATTTAAGGGAGTAACTCTATGAATGTCGGTGAAATTATGAGTCGTATTACTGTAACAAAACAAATGGTAGATGAAGTTTCTGGTGAGTACATTCATACTGATTACAAAGTTAAATCTACAGATGGATATTTAGAGCAACTTAAAAAATATTATTCGTCAGAAAGATCTTCTGGATACCCTATGCCATTTGCAAAATTAGATAGTAACTTTGCAATAAGAAAAGGTGAGCTAACAATTTTTACTGGCGTATCAGGTCATGGGAAAAGTATGATGTTAAGTCAGATTAGTTTATATTTAACAAAAATGACTAAAGTATTAATCGCCAGTTTAGAAATGAAGCCAGTATTAACTTTATCAAGAATGATAACTCAGAAATTAGGCGATCCACATCCAACTGAACAGTACATAGAAGATTTTTGTAATGAGTATGTTGATAAACTATTTGTATACGACCAGCAAGGTGTGACAAGTGCAAATGACATATTCGCAGTATTGCAATATGCAAAAATGATACTTGATGTAGACATTATAATTTTGGACAGTTTAATGAAAATTTCTGATGTTCCAGAAGACGGATATGAACAACAAAAAATATTTATTGATAGGCTAGCAACATACTGTCGTGATCTTGATATTCATGTATTTCTAGTTTGCCATACTAGAAAAATGTCAGATGAATATTCAACCCCAGATGCTACAAACATTATGGGTTCTAGTCATATTAGAAATTTAAGCGACAATATTTTATTATGTTTCAGAGACAGGTCTGTAAATGAACGAGCATTAGATGGTGATGAGGATGCAAAGACAATGCCTAACGCTTGGCTTTATGTACAAAAACAAAGAAATCATACATGGGAAGGCAGGCTTCCATTATGGTTTCATGAGAAGTCATTAACTTACAAGGAGAGACCATGAAAGCAGTAGGTAGACCAGCTCATATACCAACAAAAGATTTAAGAAGGTTGGTTTATAGATTAGCAATAGGAAATGTATCTAACGAAGATATTTCTAACCAAATTGGTATATCTAATGACACATTGTTAAAATATTATCATTATGAGTTAAAAAAATCAGGGAATAGAAGAGTAATATCTGAAAGAAAAAAATTAACAAAATATGAGGATATATCAACAGTAGAAAGAAATGATATACCTAAGTGTATGTCAGATATTGATGGAGTTAAAGAAATATTATTTTATCCTCAAGGCATATACTTTTTAGTTAATGATGATGAAATTGTGTATGTTGGTCAAAGTTCTAGAATATCAAGAAGAATACCTGAGCATTTAGTAGATAAAAAATTTAACAGAATTTTTCTTTTAGTTGTCTTGGATAATATTGACAAATTAGAAATGGATTATATAAATAAATTTAAACCAAAATACAACAAACAAGCAAGGAGAGTTAAAGATGACAGTAAACGAGTTTATTAAATTAGTCAGAAAAGAATTTCCAGATGCAGTTTACAAAGCTACATCAAAAGATGGTATAGTATTCAAATCGAAAGGATGGGTTGACTATGAGATTCAGTCTAACAAAACACAATCTAGGTAGCCTAATCCAAAAGTTAAAAGAATTGGATTTTACTAAAATGTGGAAAGTAGAAATTAAAGAAGGTAAGCACAATAGATCGGTAGATCAAAATAAATATCTTTGGCATTTATATAGAATACTTGGAGATTATTTAGGCTATGAGCCAGAAGAAATTCACGAGCTATTGACTTATCGTTATTTACGAGAAGAAAAAGAAATTAAGAATGAGACGGTGATTGTTATTACAAGAACCTCTACATTAAATACTGAAGAGTTTAATGAATACATCAGACAGGTTAAGTTCTTTGCTTATGAGTATGGTTGTAAATTACCAGACATGAAAGATGTATCGCTCTAAAAAACTTCTGGTATTATTAAGAGAATTGCCTTGTATGAATTGCGGCACGATGGATGGAACTGTCTGTGCCGCTCATAGAAATCAAGGTAAAGGAATGGGCTTGAAGAATAGTGATGCACTTGTAGCAGCACTGTGCCATAAGTGTCATTATGAACTAGACAATGGTAAAGAATTATCTAAAGAAGACCGTAGGTATATGTGGGATCAGGCTTATATTAAAACGATGCAATATTTAATTGAGACTGGGAGGTTGAATGTTTGAATATGTGTTGGTGGTATATGCAATGAGTATGGATAATCCTGAGTACATTGGTCACTTTAGTAGCTGTGCTGTAGCTAATGACTATGTAAAAGAACATTATCCTAAAGCACATTACACAACTTGTTTGTTTGAGGATTATATTAGATTGCCAGAAGGTTTAATTAAGAAGGAGATAAAGTAATGGGTAAAGGGTCATCACCTCGTCCTTTTACGGACAGAAAAACATTTGAAGATAATTTTGATAGAATCTTTGGTAAAAAAAAGGAAACAGATGGCGACAAGTCCAACACAGCTAACTCTAAAAAAACTAAAAAGTGAAGGGTATGAAACAGTTCAGGTCGTTGAGGTATGGATACCTGCATTTGGTCGTGGGTTTGGCAATAGGCGTGATTTATTTGGTTGCTGGGATATACTTGCTGTCAAAGACGGACAAACTGTTGCAGTACAAGTTACTAGCAAATCAAATATGTCAGCCAGAATTAAAAAGATTGCAGATCATGAACCACACACAAGTAATTTAAGAAAAGCTAACTGGACATTATTAGTTCATGGTTGGTT